CTTTCCAATTCATTACACTAGGGAATCTTGAATCCATAGGCGTCATAAACATCAATGGCGAAACTGCATCTGCTCCATCTTTGATATGAGCTATTAGTAACTCTATTGTATTAGGATTTTGCAACAGGATATCTGAGTCTAAGCTTAGATAAAAATCTGGCTGGTATTCTCTTACTCTTTTAAGTATAGAATTCCTTAAAGACACCATGTTGTGGTACTTGGACATAGTCCACTGTCTTCCGTTGTTCTCGTGTTCAAAATGAGGTATATCTTTTCTCTCATTAATCTCAAAAGTTTGGAATCTTTTATCTAATTTTTTCCAAGTTATTAAAGAGTTAGTAGTTTCAAAATCATCAGGTGATGTTTCAAAAATCAAACCAACATCGTTCATGTCAATGGATTGATTGATAATACATCTAATCCATTCCGGAAGAATCCAATCTCTTTTATAGATTGGACAGCCAATTATTAATTTCATTTTTCTTCAGTTTGTACTTTTTCTTCTTTTACATCAGCTTTTTTTGCTGCTGGTTTTTTTTCTTCTTTGACTTCTTCAATCTTAGTTTCAACAACTTCTTCTGTTGCTGAATCATCTTCTGTCTCAATAAGAAGATCAAATGCTTCCATAAAAGTATCAATTATTTCTGTTAGAACTTTCATAGCAAGCGACGTTTGGTTGTTGTCAACTGCTTTTTTAAAGCCTTTAATAGCGTCTTCTTCCAGCAAGAACTGCTTGCTAATCTCTGAATTAATTATTAAGCCCATCATCATCCTTTAGAATATCTGACATTAAGTCATCTGTGTCTATAACAGTATACTCTTTTTCTAAAAGATTTTCAACTACTGACAACCAAGATAAATCATCTGCTCTTCTAATATTGGGAGATGTTCTTGTGCCCTGTTGATTGGTCGGTCTGATAATGTTACCTGGCCCTTTTGTGTTATTGGGCAAGTTTGTAGACTTAGGTTGCTTTGGCGGTGCAGTCTGTGTAGTCCCACCGCTTGCTGAAGTCTTAGTCACCGCACTCTGCTGAGGAGCTATAGCTGCCTGAACATCTGCCTGATGAGTTGCTATGTCCATTTGGATTCTAGCTTGTATAGCGCCAAACAATTCTGATTCATCAATTTCTGGATCAAGGCCCAACTCTTTTCTAGTCTCAGACAAAGAAATAATAGAATTGGTATACTTCTGTATTACGTGGGTTTCTTTTTTAACTTGAGTATCTACGTCAATTTCATTAAACTTAAAGTAACAACGGTCTGATACGTCAGTTTCGATTGGGTTCTTAATCGGGTCAAAACCACCCTCAAACAATAGTTCATTAAAAACATTAACTCTAATAATTTCAGCAAACTGTTTTTGGTACTGTTTAATCTTGTCATAAAGAGCTACATCTAATCTATCTGTTACTGATCTATTCCCACCATTCATCATCATACCAAGGTGATGAGGAGCCAATCCTAAACCAACAGCAACTCTTTCCTTAAAGTGCTCAAGATATTTTGAAGCATCAAGCAGCTGATTACCTGATGCAACAACATCAATGTCATGTCTAAACGGAAGTATCAAACCACCTTCGGTTCTAAGGTTTTCAATTTCTGCTGCAGCACGTGATATTTCTTCTGGCTCTGCTGGTTGTTCAGCTGTACCAATCTTGTATTTGTAAAGAGGAAATAATTCTCTGTGAACAAGATTTTGAATATCTTCTTCTAATTGTCTTAGGGCAATTACGTCATCCAAAACGTTTACTAGAAATGGCGTACCAAAAGCTCTGCCAGCTTTTTTGTCAAAATGCAGATGGATAACTCTATCGGCCGTCCAAACGGGAGTCTTAGCAGAAGGCGAATAAGTTAAAGGATCAGTTCTTTGCTCGTATGACTTAGGTCTATTAAATTTATCTCTAAGAATTCTGACTTGTTCTGTCGGGATTAAATAATATCCTATTACTGTTTGCTCAGCTGAAACTGGAGTTAATTTATCTGGAAAATATTCAGAAATATCTCCTCTAGCTTTAACTATAAAACAGTTGGCATACTTGAAAAGTTGATCGGAAACTTCTATCAAGAAATCCAAAAACGGTCTCTTCATAGTCATTTCTAAGAAGTCTATTCTTTGGTATAGGTAAGCCACTGCTTCAGGGTTTTCCCCAACTATTTGCCAGTTTTCTTTCCAGAACAAATCTTTATATTTATTCATCGCTTGACGGATATACGAGTCGGTATCTACCGCTTGCATAATTCTATCAAAGTCGTATGGCGATGGCTCAAATGTTGCTCTAGTGTTATACCAGTAAACTGAACCGTGATAACCAAGGGCGAGCGATGCCACTCTCATGACCTTACCTAAAGTACCTACGTCTTCAGGCTCTATAGTTTTTGCTACAAAGTTACCACTGTTAAAGTCGTCTATTTGACGAAATGGTAAATAGTCTAATAATGGCATTTGGGGCTCCCGTATAAATCTAATAGAATAGTACTTATTAGATTATATTTTTATAAGTTAGTTACCCTGCTCAAGGCCAGCTTTATTAAAAGCATTCTTAATAATAAGATCTTTTACTGCTTCAAGCCAAAAAACGGTTTCAGCTTCAGCGAAGTCGCTTCTATAAGAAAGGTTCTGTTCACTGATCTTAATCTCTACGGAAAAATCTTTCTTTTCTTCAGTTGTTTCTACTGCATCACTCATAATTTTGTCCTTTTAGTTTTCTTATAATGTTTGATTGTTGTTTGATTGTAGCTTCTTTAATAACCAATTCGGTCATTAAGCTGCTAAGTTTTTCTTGAAAAGTTGCTATTATAATATTAACATCTAGATTTGAGTCTTCATCATCAATATTGTGGATGCTTGAAGGCGTCAAATTTTCATTTGCTCTTATTCTAGACATTCTGTTAGTATATCACGAGTTTAGTCTAGACTCAAGTTCTTGCACTTTTGCAGATAATTCTTGAATTGCTTTGACTAAATGGGGTACCATTTCATCATAGGAAACTGACTGAAGACGGTCTTCTTCTCCTGGCTCGCTACCTTTCCAAAGTGAATACTCTGAAGCTGGATAACCTGAATTATCCAATGCTACTTTTACGTCTTGAGCTACTAGGCCAAAATGTTTTCTTTTTCCAGTGTTATCTGTAGTAATACTATTCAAAGTATCTTCATGACTAAAATGATTTAAATAATAACTAACTGGTTCTAATTTATTTATAAAATTAATTGAAGATTCAATAGGTGTTATTGTATTCTTTATTCTTTTATCGGAATATGCAGACGCTGTTTTATATTGTAAGTTTCCAAAAACGGTAAAATATCCGGATGTAACTGGACTACCCAATCTTATCATATTGCAATCATGGTTGGCTATATCTAAAGCTAAATTACCTACAGATGAAACTATATTGTTAGTTGAGCAACCACCACCGGCATCAACGTAAAAAGATCCATCTGAGTTTTGAAAAGTTCCAGACCCTTCTGCTATGAAAGACGTACTAGCTCTTATTGTTCCTGCACTTATTTGATCTCCACTAATTTTTGTAGATGCTCCATTGATTTCTGCAATTAGTGTTCCTGCACCTATTTTTGTTGAAGCCTCATAGTAGGCATCGTCTGCTGTTCCTTGGGCGGACACTGCAATGCTTTGTGCGTCAATAGCAGTTGAGTAAGCTAGTCCTGCTGCATCAGATGCGCTATTTGCTTCATCGTATGCATTTTGAATTGTTGTATAAGTTGTGCCGCCGGTAATTGCAACGTTACCTGTTATGCTTAAAGTTGTTCCATCCCAAGTCAGTTTATTGCCTAAAGAAAAGTTTGCTTGATTAGAGGCATTCCTACCAACATAAAAAGCTGTATTACCATTAGCAAAAGTTCCAGTGCCGTAATACATTGCATTAGCAGTTATAGTCAAGCCACCTATGAAACCGTCCTGTATTTCGTTACCAAACTCGTCAACTATAAGTTCAACATCTGCTGCGTTCAGAACATCTGAACCATCGTCGAGTTTCAATACACCCTGTACGGTTAAGACACTGTTTGCCCATGTTAATTTATTGCCCAAAGAAAACTTGTCAGTAGCATCAACATAGAATGCTGTATTCGCATCACTATAAAGACCTATGCCATCAACATTATTGGTTAAAAATATAGAAGCGTTTCCACTATTGTTTAAAGATGTCCTACCTGTTAAAGTCAGACTATTGGCTGTAACATCGCCTGTATTTGTGACCCTAAATGGAGCCACAGAAAAGCTAGTGCTATTTGAACCGCTCCACATGTTTCCGTTTGAATCAACGTGAAATGACGTGGCATCTGATGTGCCTTGGTCTTCGCCAATGTCCAAGCTTGACCTGATGCTAGCGTCATTAAATACAGCTTTTCCATCGCCGCTTATTTTCCAACCAGTTCCGCCAAACGTTGTATTAGCTGCGGCATAGTTGTTAGACTTAAGTATTGAGTTAGCCCCAGATAATGTTATTGTTTGTGCGCCTATTGTGCCAGCTGTTATTTTGGACGCTGTTAAACTATTTATGTATTGGCTATCGATCAAAGGGGTTGACTGATCGGTTTGTGTCAAAGAAGTCCATGGGC